GCTCAAATAAGTACTATATCCGGAATGTTAAAAGATTTCAAAGCTCAGGTAACAAATGCTGTATCTGTCAATGTTCCTGTTGGGGCAGTTCAGGTAACTGTTCAAGAAAATGAAATTGATTATGACGCATTAGTTGTTCAAATTGGTCAACGAGTTGTCAGTGAATTGCGTAAATCTATGCAGAATCGCAAATCTGATTCTCCTCAAACGATTTCTGCTACACCAATGATGGCGTGAAAAACGGATTAGCATCATTTCAAGAAAGGAGGAACACCATGGATATTTACCTGATTGACGGGACACGAAACTTTTTCCATTTCCCTGTGAATCCCGAAGAAATCAGCATTTCCCGTTCCAAAGGGTATGAGACGATCAATATGCTGGAGTATGGTGAGTTTGATTTCACAATCGGCGACAAAATTAAAGAAATCAGTTTTTCATCCTTTTTTCCAAAAGACTATGACCCATCCTACTGCCGATACAGCAACCTCCCTGCACCACAGGCTGCAACGAACCAATTAAACAATTTTCTCGTATCCAAACATCCGGCTCAGCTGATCATTACTGGAACTGGGGTGAATGTACCTGCCTATCTTATCACCTATAACACTAATTTCCGCGGTGGAGAGTCGGATGATATCTCATTTGATCTTACTTTCCGGACCTGGCGGGATGCCAAAGTAAAGCAGCAAAAAACAACTGCCAAAGGCAAAGCAACCAGCAAATCCGGCTCACGCACCGATCTCAAACAGAATGGCAAGACGTATACCGTCAAATCCGGAGATTCCCTTTCCAAAATCGCCAAGTTGCAGCTGGGTGACAGTGCCAAGTGGAATGCGATCTACAAGCTGAACACCAAAACTATCGGGAACAATCCAAATAATATCCGGGCCGGACAGAAGCTGGTGATACCGTCATGAGTTACAAAGTCATCATTAAGGATAAATACGATATCACGCCCCTTATCGAAACGATCAGCATGCGCGATTCACTGGATCAGATTGCGTGCCAGGCGAGTATTCGCGTAGCTGTTCCATCCGGCTCCGGGTTGCCGGCGCTTTCTCCGGGTATGGATATACGCATCAGCGGCATTCCTTTTGGAGATAAAAGTGTTCATCCACTGCTGCATCCCGGCGTCATCTGGGAGATTGAGAGCACAAACAGCGGTACCAAGCGACTGAATATGACAGTTTACGATCGGATGATTTATCTCGAAAAATCCGAAGACGAGTATCTGTTGCCCAAAGATCAGACAGCGAGCCAGCGTATTCGCAAATATGCGAAGGACTGGAATATTACACTGGGTACGATTCCCGACACCAAATCCAAGCTGGGCAAAGCAGTCTACCGGGCACAGACTATCTTTTCCATGATCTTTGCCGATCTCAAGGAAACAGCCAAATCAGATGGTCCCATGTTCCATCCGCGTATGACTAGCCGCGGACTGGAACTATTTGAGCTGGGCAGCAACAGCAATGTGATTCAGCTGGATCGGCTAATCGACATGACCCAGATGCGTACCTTGGAAGGAGCAGTTACCAAAATTCGTGTACTGGCCGCGTCCGAATCCAGTGATGGCAAGGAAGTCCCTTCCAAAGCGCTGGCTGTAGAGGAGAAGGGAACCAAAGAATTGGGAACTCTGCAAAAGCTGATGACCGATGACCAGATCAAAACAGCGGATGCTGCTAAGAAATATGCCAAAAACTATCTGACCGGCATCCAGCAGACTTTTACGGTGACCGCACCGGATATCAACACGATCCGGGCAGGCGATGCTGTAATGGTCAGCGGTATGAAGCTGATCGTCATGACAGCCAGCCATGATCTGGGTAACCCCGGTACGATGACACTGGAGCTGGCGACTGCAGATTACGTCAGAAGGAGGTATTATCTTGAGTAAAAAAGATCCATATGGACATTTTGCCGATGTAATGCGATCGACCATGTCGAAGCATACCCAGCAGGCAATCAGCGGACTGGGTGCAGTGCTTGGTACGATGACGGCGTCGGGTGTCAAGCTGGATGATTTCAAACATGAAATTCAGGATTATATGATTGCGGAACTGCCGGGTATGCTGGAAATGCCGCAGCGTATCTACACCGGTAGTGTACATCCGCAAGGTCAGGGACAATTTCATGGAAGCAGTACAATCAGCGACTATGCCTTTGATCCTTCGGAGGTAGAGGAAAGTGTGCTGCATCTTAACAAAGGGCTGAAGCCCGGTGACCGAGTGCTCGCTCTACGTGTAAACAGTGGCAACGACGTAGTAATTGTATGCAAGGTGGTGAGTGCCGATGGCTAATCTGTTCCCGGACGCTGACGATTTTATCTGGGGAGATGAACAGACAGCAGCAGACGCAGATAGTACAGAGGTGATCTTCGGACGCAGCTGGCGGTATGACTATGACGCCGGTGATTTTGTTATGACATCGAGCGGCCGGATAGCTGTCGCCGATGAAAAAGAAGCCTGGGTACAGTGGTGTCACAAAGCGATTTTGACTCCACGTTACCGTCACGTCATTTATTCGCGGGATTATGGCAGCGAGTTGGAAGAACTGATCGGCTCTACACTCGGCCGGGCTGTGATGGAAAGTGAGATTACCCGAATGGTTAGCGAAGCGCTGCTCATGGATGAACGAACAGCCAGCGTCGATCAGTTTACCTTTACTTGGTCGGAAGATCACTGCATGATGAGCTGCCGGATAACGAATGTACAGGATGATACCGAAATTTTGGAAAGTGAGGTGATCTGAATTGGCAGATTTCCCTTATTACCTGGAAGAACAGACAGAAGAGAATATTATGCAACGTATGCTGGACAGAGTGCCTTCGGATATCGATAAATCGGAAGGCTCTTTTATTTGGGATGCAGAAGCCCCGGTGGCTTTTATGCTGTCGGAAGCGGCAATCTGGGCACAGGAACTACTGCGTCGTGGATTCGCCAGTACAGCAGCCAGCAGTGACGAGAATTTCCGCTCGGAAGAGCTGGATCTGCGGGCAGCTGAGCATGGCGTAACCCGGCGCAGTGCTGTACAGGCTACCGGTAGAGTGATTTTCACTGGTGAACCAGGCAAAGTTATTCCAGCTGGTACTGTAGTCTCTACCCCGGCAGACGATGTATCCGGTGAAGCTTCGCTGGAGTATGAGACAACCCTGCTAGCTACGCTCGATCATACAGGCAAGGCGGAAGTAGTGATTCACGCAGTAGTCGCTGGCAGAGGCAGTAATGTACCAGCAGGAACGATCACAATTCTATCGTCCTCCGTAAGCGGGATTACCGGAGTAACGAATCCGGCAGCGGTAACGGGAGGAGCGAATATCGAGAGCGATACTTCGCTACTGGAAAGGTTCTATGCCAGAGTACGCAATCAGGGTACCAGCGGTAACAAAGCTCAATATATGCAGTGGGCCGGTGAAATTGCAGGTGTGGGTGCCAGTCGTGTCGTGCCGCTCTGGAAAGGACCAGGTACAGTAGGAATCTATCTGCTGGATGCGGATAAGCGCGCGGCCAATAGCGAAATTGTTGCAGCAGTGCAGAACTATATTGACCCGACGCAAGATGGTCAGGGTGAAGGAACTGCACCTGCGGGTCCGGTTATTACCGTGATGGCTGCGGAAGAAGTGCCACTGAATATCAACGTTCAACTGACGTTTGCCAGCAATGCTTCTCCAGAAGAAGTACGTACTCTTATACAGAAAGGCGTAACAGCCTATCTCAAACAGCTGGCTTTTAGCGATTCGCTGGTACGATATACCCGAATTGCTGCAATTCTGCTCGATATTCCGCCTATCATCGATTACAGCAATCTGACTGTCAACGGAACCAGTGACAAAAATATCGAAATCGGTGCCAGCCAGGTGGCTGTGCTGGGGACGGTGACGGTTAATGGATAAGCAAATGTTACCTGTACAGGAGCAGCGGGAACCCGATTGGAATCGATCAACAGACCTTTTCACGCTTCGTTCAGTATCTTCTTTATCTGACGGTCAGACAGTGCTTGGCAATGGTCAAGGATTCGTGAGCACCAAAGGAGCTGAGCTGTTTTCCTATCTGCCTGCCTACTACGAGACTTCGCGTATTATGCGTGCAGATATGGATATCAAAGGTGTCGAAATGGATGCATTATACCAGGCGCTGGAAGAAACGTATCAGCAATTTTTTGTTCGTACGGCTACTTGGGGGATCGGTTACTGGGAAAATGAGTTGGGTATTATCAGCGACATAACCAAGCCTCTGGAGCAGCGCCGTGCAGTTGTGGAATCCAAGCTGCGCGGCGGCGGCAAATTTTCTGGTGCACTCGTTAAAAATGTGGCAGAAGCCTATGATGGCGGGACAGTTAAGGTTACTTTTCAGCCGGAACGATGGAATTTTACGATTCAATTTGTCGACACCCATGGTATTCCGCCCAATCTGGACGATCTGAAAGCAGCGATCGAAGAAATTAAGCCAGCTCATTTGTCGGTAGAATACAAATTCAGCTATTTGCTGATTCGTGAAATTCATGCAGTGAAAACATTAGTGGAAATGGAATCTATTCCATTA